GGAGGAAAGAGAATAAGGAGAAATTGCTTGGCAACTGCACACCGAAAAAAGAAGGTGGATTCATTACTACCGATGGTCTGCTGACGCAAGCAGTGCGCTCTGCAAGTGAAGGCAAGAGCACTTTATTCTTTATGGATGAAGTCTTCAGAATGTCTCCTGTGACCATGGAAGCCATGCTCGCATTCTTGGCTCCACAACCAGACGCATCTGGTCAGTTGGTCTACAAACTTACTACCAAGCAAAACGACGATGGCGTTCTGGAGCAGTTGGAATGCAACGCAGACAATCTGCACATTGTGTGCGCTACCAATCTGTCGAGCATTCAACCACCAGAGGCATTCATGGATCGCTTCTTGTTCAAGCACGTTCGCTACAGTAAAGACACAATCAAAGCAATTGCTGAAGGTGTCGCAGGTAAATACGGAATCTCAGATGAAGAGCAACTCGCAGAGCGATTCGCTGAAGCCATGGGCGAATCCAGAAAGATGTTTGGCACTGGTCAATTGCATAAGCCATTCAGCATCAGAGATTTGGTTCGCGGATGCAGACACGCAAAGGATGCAACTGATGCAAGTGTGCGCGATTGGATCGTCCAGAATGGCACTGATGCAATGCTCATGTGGAATTCTGACACTGGCGATATCATCGAAGACAGTGAGAATGGAGTGAAGCAACTCGCAGGTCTCCTCGCATAAATTAATAACGAAATAGAAAGTAAACCAATGAATATAAGAACAGTAATCGAAAAAGCGTTTCGCTTCTGCAAGCGCAACATTACCGCTACGCAAAAAGGTGGCGTTCTCAAACGAATGATGAAGGTCACAGGCAAGAGTCTGATCTGGGAAGTGGACAGCACGATACCCACTGCTTGTTGGTCATTCAATCATGCAAAGGATAAGCACCACATCAAGTGCGGAACATCGCTTGGAAAGATTGCGAATGCGTCTACCAATGCCTGCGAGCGCAAGATGAAGTTATTCATTCAAGCAGTGATTCGCCATGAGACAGAGCACGGAATCTGCACTGATCGCACTAACAATGTGAGCGATGCTTGCGCTACAAATGGAATTCCTTTTCGCTTATGGAATCTATTTGAAGATGCTCGCATTGAATTCGATAGCGCAACTCGCATCGATGGCGATGGCGCATTCAGATGGGTAAACTACCAAGATGTCGCAGAGCGATACAATGTCGCAAGCTCGCTACTATGGGCGATCAAAACCAATGAAGCAGGTATCAAAAAGCAGGCTAGTGCATATGTGCCCAAGTGGACAGGCGCAGATGAAGTGCGATACAAAGGTAAGGATAAGAAGACCAGACTGGTCGTGCTTGATTTTTATCGCAGAGCAATCGCTTGCAACACTTCGATGGATTTGATTCCAGTGCTCATGGAGTGGATCGCAATCTTTGGAAAAGAAGTGCCCAAGGAAACGCATGACACTACAATCAATGGCAAAGCTGATCCCAATGATAATTCTGGGGACGCTGAACCCACTTCTCAAGCAGGAGATGATACCATGCCACATCAAGAGCGAAAAACTTGGGGACAGGAAACGAGGAGCATGAATGATACGCAGATATCCAGAATCGCTAGAGCAATGGACGCAGTGATTCAGAATGCAAAGGTCGTAAAGAATCGCTTATCATCAAATGGCAATAGACTGCACGCCAGTCAAGCGATGCAAGGCAGTGAGCGATCATTCTTAAATCGTGGACGCACAAACGGCAAGCGCAGTGTTGCGCTCATTGTGGACACAAGTGGATCGATGCAAGACACATATGGAGTGCATGGTGGCAAGGAGTTCATCCTAGCATTCAGACAACTAGCCAAGCAAAACAAGATTGATCTTGAAATCCTGCTTACTCAAGTCGATCATCGCTCTGGTCGCAATGTATCCAAGCGCATTACCAATCAGTCAAATGAGTGGATCAATTGCTTAGAGGTAGATGGATGTGGCGAGGGTATCATGGACTGCTTCAAGCGATGGATGCCAGTGATCAAACGATGCACAACTTCAGTGGTCTTCACTGACTCCTGCTTGAATGATAGCGACATTGATATTCAGCAATATCGCAACATGGGTCTGAACACGATTGCGACCTACATCGAACCCAATGATTCCTATCTGAATCATGGTCGCAGACGCATGAATGATCACTTCGCTCGCAGTGTGATCGCAACTGACGCAACTGAGCTAGCTCGCAGACTTATGCGAGAGGTTCTAAAGGATTAATACAATGGATCATTATATTGAAATAGTAATCTACTGCGCGATTCTACTGCTGGCATCAGTTCTTATATCACCAGCTCAGACTTCATCAGAGATCGTCATCGCTACCATTATATTGGAAGCGGGTGGCGAATCCTCTGCGGGAGCCATGGAATCAGTGCACGAGGTAATCGTTAATCGATCAGCCAAGCGCAAGATGTCCAAGCGCGACGTTTGTCTTCAGCCATACCAGTTCTCATGTTGGAATGATATGCAGATAGCCAGACAGATAGCCAAAGCCAAGTCTCATCCCAAATGGGGTGAGGCTTTTCTAATCACTATGGACACTGCAACCAACTTCACTGATGGGGCAGACCACTACCATGCGGATCATGCCGATCCCTACTGGAACAAACACATGAAGGTGACCGCCATCATTGGTCGGCACATCTTCTATAAATAGAAAGACACACAATGAAAAACAACGTATTATATTCATGGAAAAAATATTCATTATCCGACTACATGGACGTTTTGAAAGCGGACGGGGTCGGAGAATATAAATGGGGCATAGCAGATAATCAGACAGAAGGTCTAGCATATACGATGGATCAAGCTGAGGTAGATAAATGGCATATCGTCACATTTACCTGCTTAGATAGCAGTGATTACAATTCATATATGATCGGAGAATCTGATGGCAAACTATCTTGCTATTGCTGTTAACCAACAAAACCCAATACAAACATAAAAACCAATAACAAAATGAAAATACAAGAAAAACTATCGATTGGAGTTCTAGAAAATAGAATGGACAATATCAAAGTAAAAGAGCGTTTATGGAAACTGATCGGAGGAGATAAATGGGGAGATCACAGAATGACTCTCAAGTTTGCCAAAAGCCAAGGCATGACTGGAAGACATTTGTGCAATCGAATCAATGGAAGCGGATTGCTTAGATTTGTCAAACACTGCCCAGAAGAAGCCAGAGAGTTCTTAAAATCTCACAGCTAACAGCGCACAGCTCACACTCTTCGGGGTGTGGGCTTTTTTTGTGCCCGCTCCCAAAAAATCTGCGATCCCCTACTATGGACAAACTCCGCTCCTAATATTTTTACACAAAACCCTTGACACCCAATTACAAAACTGCAAACCTAGGGACATATGAAAGATAAACGAAATGAATACCCGCTCGCCCAAGCCGTGAATCTTGGGACAGTCTACCCATGTGAATCCTCTTGGAAAATGTTTGAGAAGGACAGGCAGGAATTAGCCGATAATGTCAACGAGGGTAACATTGGAGATATAGTTGCAGTATATGATAACAACCGAGGCATTGAAGAGTTTTTTGCTCCAGACTTAAATGCAACTTGGAGATACAATTTCTCATAAATAATAACAAAATAATAAAATAAAAATATGAAATACGAAATACAAATTCACGACATCCAATTCACTAAAATTGATGAGGATGGAAACGAGATGCTAAACGACGATGGTTCTACCAGAATCTTTACTACTAAGAATTCTGTAAACGATCTCCTGTATGGGGTAGCGGAATCCATGGAGGACGAATATCTGGTTGACTGGCACTACGAAATTGTTCCCAAGGAATCTAAGCAGGACAAATACTCAGTGGATGACATGGTTGATTTTATCCATGATCATAACATCGGACACCGCTCCAAGGGAATGATGGGCAACGGGGAGATAATAGTATATGATACGGAGAATGATGCCGTTCTCTGCACTTATCCTTGGGATGACTCCAACGCAATGATCGAAGCAGTTAGCTTTCTAATGGATATGCACTTTCAAAAGTTAGCCGAAGAAAAAGCCAATGCAAATGTTCGATGAAGATCACGCATCCAGATACGGACTCAAGGAAGCCATCGTGCTTCACAAGATTATATTCTATGTTCTTCTCAATGAGAAGGATGGAAGAAATTTTCACTTGGGGAAGCACTGGACATTTAACTCAAGAGAAGGCTGGCGAAATACTTTCAAATGCTTTTCTTATGAACAGGTATGGAGGTCACTCAAGTCTCTCGAAAAGAAGGGTGCTTTGGTTTCTAACTCGTTCAATAGAAGAGCTTATGATAAGACTCGTTGGTATTCTCTTTCAAATGATTCCATGGGTGAAGCAAAGGCGAGTTCCTACTGGAAAAAAGCCATTCGCAATTCTGTAAAACCCAATTACAAAACTGCGATAACCAATTGCAAAACTGCAACACCAATACCATTAGATAATAATATTATAACAACGGATCCTTTTTAATTATGGAAAAAAAAGAAAAAATAGAAGACCTAATCGAAAGAGCACAAACAAGGATTGAAATGATTCGCACAGAATCCAGAATCCTTTCTCACAAGATAGATAGAATGCAAGAGCAACGTCATAAGCTACAGTTAGAAAAATCTTCTCTCAAGGGCGGGATAGCGGAAAGGGTATTAAAATGAGCCACTTCTACGATTGCACAGAAGAACCCTTCTTGACTAATGCAAACACGCCCGCCCAAGCTAAAAAGATAAATGCGCTTCCATCGGTCACTACCGTAATGGGAATCATTAAAGATCCTTTCTTGGATGGAATTTGGACTCCCAACAAGTTTGTTGAATTAGCCAGAGCGGAAGAAAGATGGGACATGGACGAAATATTTAGGCGCAAGTTTGGAATGAGGGAATCCCCAGTGGATGGCTCTGAGATTACTGCGTCCGAATTTGGCACATCCGTTCACAATAGATTAGAAATCCATGTGAATGATATGATAGAAGGTAAGACCGTCACTATGGACACCGAGTGGGACTCTTGGGCTGAACCCTTTATAAAGTTCCTAGTGGATAATAAGATCGAACCCATCAAGGCAGAGATGGTTGCTTGGGATCCAGAAATACAGGTAGCTGGTAGTGTGGACTTCGTGGGCAGGATGCCAGACGGAAAATATTTCATGGCTGACTACAAGTGCAGGGACTGCAAGGGCAGAGGAGGTAAATTCTATGAAAAAAAGGACTGCACTCAGTTGGCTATAGAAAGTTGGATGCTGGCTAGAATGTGGGAATTGGAATATCTTCCTTGGATTACAAGTGTTTGCATAGACATCGGAAGCAAAAAACATTACCACAAGGAGTGGACTTGGAAACAAATGCAAAAAGGTATAGAGCGATTCAAGCTCACCGCTGAAATATATTGGATGGATTTCATGAACCCCCGATGAAGGCATATTTATTTACATACAAGCATTTGGATAAAGAATTGGACTCCACTTACTGCTGTTGGAAAATAGCTAAGGATGAAAAAACTGCATTTAAATTTGCTTTTGGTAAGAGTCAGAGAAAAGGACAAGATAAAATCTCAACCAAACGTGGACAAAGGATTCACATATTAAATACAGAAGAACATGACGTATCTAAAATATTCCCAGTTAGCTCAATACCGAAAGGAGAACCTGCCCAAGGAGTGCCCAATAATGAAGACTGGATGCTTTAATCCCTGTGTTGATCACGATCACAAAACTGGGATGGTCAGGGGCGTGGTGTCCATGGAGGGCAATACATTCTTGGGTCGTGTAGAAAACAGCTTCCGAAGATTCGGGACAAGTTCCTCCGAGGATCTACCAACTATACTCAGAAACATGGCTAAATATTTGGAAAAAGAATCCACAAATGTCCTTCATCCCGTGGGTCTCAAGCAATTGTCTGGAAGATTTAGTCGATTAGTTGTTAATGATCAAGTGTTTGCATTAAAGAAACTTGGAGCAAAAAAAAGTGAAATAAAAGCTTGCACTAACTCAAAACAACGCACAGTCTTATATCGTAAACTTACTACCAACAATAATTATGGACGAAAATAAAAAACCAGAGCAGGAAAACCTGCTACAACTGATCCAGTCGGAACTCAAAGCTCCCAAGGATCAACGCAATAATTTTGGCAACTACACCTATCGTAGTGCCGAAAGTATTTTGGAAGCAGTTAAACCCATCCTTGCTAAATACGAAGTCGCTCTTTTATCTGGAGACGAAATAGCTGTTTATGAAGATCGAATTTATCTCAAGACAACTGTTGCTTTAATCAAGGGCACTGAAAATATTGCTAGCGCAGTGGGATACGCTAGAGAACCAGAAACAAAACGCGGTATGGATGAAGCTCAAATTACGGGTAGCTCTGCATCTTACAGCTCTAAAAGAGCATTGGGCAATTTACTTTGCATATCGGATTCCTCGCTTGATCCAGACAAAACCAACAAGCATGGGAAAAATTCTCCAGCTACCAAGAAGGTGGCTACAAATAATAACGAACTAATATAAGGGAGGTAAAAGATGAGTGATTCAACTCAAGAGTATGACAACACCAATAGAGGTGCGATGTTTAAAAACAATCGCAAGGAAAAGGATACCCATCCAGATTTGGGTGGCACTATCAATGTAGAGGGTAAAGACTTCTTCATTAATGCGTGGAAGAAGGAGTCCAAGAAGGGCGTACCTTTTTATTCCTTGTCCGTTAAAGTAAAAGAGGCGGTTGCTAAAGAAGCAGTCAAATCTGAAGAACCGTTTTAATAAATAGTTGTTCATTGGTTGTTGGGGGGAGCGAGTTGGTGTTAATCTCGTTCCCCCCTTTTTTTAAATTAAAATAAATTATATAAAAATGATATCATCAGAAAAACGATGCAAACTGCCAAGCAGTGGCGGTATGACTAACTTTTCCACTGGAGCAGTTAGAGACGCGATGGAGGGCAAGGGTCTCCCATCTTTAATTCCAACTTGTGCGCTTAAATCAATAGCCAAAAGGTTTGAAGACGGAGCAACTAAATACGGAAGAGATAATTGGCTCAAGGGTATTCCAATCTCTAGATATTGCGATGCCGCGAACAGGCATTTGTGGGCATTGCGAGACGGACATACTGATGAAGATCACTTCGGAGCAGTGCTCTGGAACATTGCTTGCTGGCAAAAAACCAAGGAAATGATTGACAACGGAACCCTTCCAGAAGAACTTAACGATATATAAAATTATGGATTACATCGATAGATATAAAAGAGCTAGAGTAAATGGATTTGCTAGTGATGAGGATAAGAAGTCTCAGAGAGATTTTCCTATATTCGCCAAAAGAGACGTAAAGTGGGCTAGGGACAATAACTTAATAAGAGCAATGAGTTTTGAGGAATTTATGGAAACTCAGTCCAAGCAGAGGTATACGGAAATTACTGAAGAAATGAGAAAAGTAATTGTGTCCGATTTGGACATACCAGCTTGGATACTCGGTATGTATTATGACATACCCACTACTACTGTTCAAAATTTAAGATCCAAGTATAAGGCTAAAGCCAACAAGATTGAAGAGGGGGATTTATGCTAATGGACTTTCAAGACCATACAGTTAAAAACCAAGATTTCTACTGCGCTGAGGCGGAAATGAGTGTTATCGCTAGTGCTGTATCCGAGAGCGATGGTTACGTATTTGACGATTTATCTAGAATAATATCCGAAAGCGATTTTTATAGTCAGACCAACAGAGAGATGTGGAGGGCAGTTGGTAGTCTGGTTAATAAAAAAACTTTAATCGATGAGGTTACCCTTAGCGATGAGCTTAGGTCGAGCAATAAATTGGATGCTGTGGGTGGGATGCCCCATATATTTAGAATAATGAGCAGTCCCCAGACTCCCCTGTCTGGTATTAATTCAGCGGAGATTGTAAAAAAGCACAGCCAGTCCAGAGATTTATCTAGGCACTATAGATATCAGATTGAATGCTTGGAGGAGAATCAATCACCTACGGATGTCGCAACCAAGAGCGAAGCCGAGATAAGAAAGATAATGGATGCCGTGGATACGTCAAAGGAAACACTTTCTCACGCGGCTGAGGAATTGCGGGCTAGATTAAATAGTATGCGCGACGGAACCTACGTTTCAAAAAAGGTTCCCACTGGGATAGATCACTTGGATGCAAAGTTAGATGAGGGCGGTATAGGTGCGGGCGAGGTCTGCGTTATCGCGGCTCCAACTTCCTGCGGGAAATCTCAATTGGCTTTGAACTTTGTTCTTAGATCATCTATAACCAACGACATACCTTCTGCGATATTTTCTTTTGAAATGCCCGCCAATCAATTAACTAAAAGAATGGCTCAAACATCATCCGCTGTAAACTTATCTAAGGTTAGCGACGGGGTGGCTACGGAGGATGAGACGGATAGGGTGAATGAAGCCATTACTAAAATAGCGGATGCGCCCATATATACTGAGCACACTGTAAGAAACATTGACGATTTAAGATCCAAGGCTAGGCGACTAAAGCGTAGGCATGGTGTAAAAATTATTGTCGTAGATTATTTACAGCTCATACCATTCAATCCGAATCTCAGCAAACATGAGGGGATATCTCAAGCCTCCCATGGGATTAAGCAGATGGCAATGGAGTTGGACGTTGTGGTAATTCTTCTCGCCCAGATAAATAGAACTGGAGCCATGCGTGACACTGGTCTAGTCTTATACGACCTAAAGGACTCTGGGGACATAGAAAATGATGCGGATATAGTTGTTTTAATGTATCCCAGAGGTGGAGACGTAGATCATTGTAGGGACATTGACCCCAATGGCGTTCCTTATCTTGCAATGGATTACAATGTAGCAAAGAATCGAGAGGGGGAGAGGGATCTAAAGGGAACTTTTAAATTCGTTAACTCCATCGGAAGATTTCAATAACAAGTTAATAAAAATAATATAATATGCCACAAAAAAACTCAGCACCGTTATTCAAACCAGATACCGAACAAGTCCTCGTGAGGGGATTAAACGCAATGACCAAAGCTTGCGATGCGCTATCAAAGCAAAACGAAACCCTTAATCACGACATCGAAAAGATGAAGCACAAGATATCTAGGTTGCAGGAAAAAATCTTAGTTAATCAAGATACCAAAGAGTAACTTGACAAAATCCACGAATTTTAAACAATTCGTGTTATAATTCTACCCTATGCCTAGGAACTACAGAAAAGAATACGATAATTACCAGAGTAAACCAGAGCAACGGAAAAGAAATGATGCTCGAAAGAAGTCCAGACGAAAGATGGTTAAAGCCGTCGGAAAGTCCAAACTGAAGGGCAAAGATGTAGATCACAAAGACCGCAATCCTCGAAATACTTCTCGTAAAAATCTACGCATTCAATCAAAGAAAAAAAATCGTTCTAGGAATGGATAATTTATCGGTAATCCAGTTGAGTAATTGCTGGAAGGTGAGGGTCATTCGTTACTTCTCCTTTATTAACTCCGATATCACTAAGTCCTTGCCCTCAATGAGTTGGGGGTAAGGCATTTTTTTATGTATAGGAATGAATATGACCGCACTGGTAGAGCTAGTAAGCAGGGAGCCAATGCGGAAAATGTTTTTAAAAAATCCTTGGATTCATTTTTTGGTGCTAATATAAAATTTACCGATGTTGACAATGGTCAGTTCGATCACATCGACTTCCGATGCAAGTTTGGGATGACGGTGGATGTAAAGTCCATAAAAGATCCGAATACTTTATGGGTGGAGTTTAAAAATGTTAAGGGATATGATGGCTGGCTATACGGGGACGCAACTCATTTTGCTTTCGAGAGAGATAAATTCTTTATGGTTGTCAAAAAATTCGACCTGATAAGTTTAGTGGACGACTTGGTTGACAAGGATTGCATGGTTGATTCTCCAGATAAGTGTATGTATAAGATGTACACTAGAAAGAAATATGGTCGCGATGACCTTCTTACGAAAATTCATCCCGAGGATTTATACAAAATACCGTATATGTTAGTCAAAAAGGAAATAAAATTAGATGTTGATTCTAATCTTTTCCTCTAAGCCTAGATAGTTTTTCTTCTATCTGAACTCCCTTGCCTTCTCTCCAGTAATATAACTTTCCTACGATGGGCATATACTTCATGCTTCGCATTTCGTTTGCATCTATTCCGTCTTCAGATGCGCCCTTGGCAACATCCCTGTATATATCATCAAGAATACTAAATTGAGGCGGCAATATACTGTCTCTAATTGCTGACCCCAAACCTTCTTTTCTTGCTTTTACTGTAGTATATTTGGTTATACCAAACATTCTGAGCACATGATTCCACCAGAAGTCTTCCTCGTCGATTTCTCGGTTAAACAATATAGCCTTCAGCACATCGGCAGAGCCATTCGCTAAAGCTCCAAAAGCTAATATTCTCATTAACTCTACACTGCCCTCAGCCACCTTTGACGGATTCCCAGTAGCAACACCCTCTGTTATTTTAGAAAAAGACCGCTCTCTTACAAAATTAAATTGTTTAATTGTATAGGATTTTAAGCTGTAGAGTATTCTTAGGTTCGGGTTATTTGAGTAGTTCTCGGGCATTTCTGTCAGGGAAATTGGTGCTACATCAGCCAGCTCGTTATACAAAGCCTCTATAACATAGTCACTCTTTACTCCCTTTTTAAGATCTGCGATTGTTTTATATGCGTCATTTCCCTGCGTTCGTTTTAATCTGCTTAGGGTTTTTTCATACGCTCTGCTATTTTGATTGGATTTAGCACCCTTTTGCATTACTTTATATGCCGCGTTAATGTTTGTATTTTTAGCCAACCTATCTATTGCTGTTAGTCCAGTTAATTTAAAAACATTATCCACGGACTTACCTAGGAACCCCTGAGAGTCCTTGGTTTCCACTGTCACTAAGTCCTTTGCTATCCCTAAGTCCTCTACAGTCAGTGCTTTACTTCCAACTGCGGCTCTCAATGTAGGGATCAAACCATTTTGAACCATTGTAAAATAAAAGTCTCCCAACTGTGTTAGGGTAGATCCAGTGTTCCCCATCGTGGCTAGATATCCAGCGTTCTTCAATCCCTTGACAAAGCCGTATTGATTTCCGTGCTGTCCGAATCTAGCGGCTACAGCCCCCTGAACGACATCTATTTGGTCTTGTCGCAATCTGCCCTGCTTGGCTAGATCATCCATCACTACCCCCAAGCGACCAGCTATTTGATCTTTTCCTTGAGTTTTTCCTGACTGAGCATCACCAATTAGTTTTTTTGTTTCAATGGTATTTACCATCCGACCGACATATTCTTCTAGTGCCTGCTCGGGATCTGCGTAATACTGTAACTCACTTTGCTTGACCTCATCCTTTCTTCTTTCTTTTAAATTAGCTGGCTGAGAGATGCCTGAACGATACATTCTGGATCTAGCAAGTTTCTCATACATCTTTTGACGCTCTACGGCAGTCATTTTTTGACCAGTCATATTTTCATAGCGTCTAATTTCTTCGTCGATACCAGTAGTCTGACCAATGGACTTTTTAAATCCATCTAAATCCTGCATCAATCTAGGGAAGTAGTTGTCTATGTAATTCATATCCAGCCCAAGAGTCTCGTATTCGCTTTTTAATTCTTCTAGAACTTTGCGAACTTCTACATACTGTTCAACCATACCATTGCGTTGTAGTACCCTTAAGCCCTCATCTGATAAACCCCTTATGCGCTCTTCGTCAGTGGCTCTACCCTTCTGATATCTTCGTAGGGACTTTGCTCCCTCCCTGAATTGCTCTGATGTTGCAGGGGTAAAGACTTCTTCTTGGGTAGCTAGGGGGTCTATAAATGAACTTGCTTGCCTGCTCTTGTATCCCACAGTCCCCCCAGTCCACTGAGAGTGATACTTAGTTGGCTTATCAAAAAACTGAACTGCGTTATTTTCTTTTTCGAGTCTAAACTCCTCGACTTGTTCTGGACTGGCTTCAACACCCTCTTTATCAAAGAACGCTTGCTTTCTTGTATTCACAGCATTCTTTACCATTTGATCTTTAAATTGAGCCTTCGCCTCATCCGTAAATAAATCATAGGCTTGAACTCTGACATCTGGTATTCCTATAAACTTTCCAATTACCCCATCCCTGTATGTTCCATGACCAGACTCCCCTATGCCTACTTCTCCAGTGGTTTGCATAACACCCATAATATCCAAGAACTGGAAATCATTGTCCTTGAGAAATCCGTCACGTAGTTCGTTTGCATTTGGCATAATGGACTCAACGGCTCTAGTGTATTCTGTGTCCGCTGATAGCTCTGACTGTCCTTTAAATTCTTTTAAGAAATTGCCGAGCTGGGTATTCGATGATTCAGAAAAGAATTGGTCTGCTCCCTTGTCTCGTATTCTTGCAAGAGTGTTAAGGGACTTGTTACTTCTTCCCTCTGCTTCCGCCAGCTCAAGTATCTTGGTAAAGGCATTTTCTATACTGCCGTATTGCTTCTTGGCTCTGTCTGCCAATATACTGTGAAGTTGAGAATTATAAAGAAGCTGGGAATCTGGTTTTCCAGAAACCAAAAATACATAATCCGCGTCTCCCAGCATCTTACGCATGGATTCATTGGATGTTGAAGCCCACGCATATTTCTTTCTCTTCCCTCTTTTATCAAAGGGGAAACTTATTCCTCCATCTAAATCATAGGATTTGCCAGTGACCATATCTTTATATGTGCCACTTCCGAACTGATCAGCCGCCCAAAAGGTAACCCTTGCGTCTTCCTTCTTGAGCTTGGAGACAAGACTAGCAAAATCAATTTTGTTTTCTTCGGTAATCCGAGAATATTTTTTGGATTTAGATGTAAATTTTAATTTCGGTAATGCTTGAAAGTCAGCTAGTTGGAACTTAGAAGCCTCTATGGGTTGGCTAAGAAATGCCTGTTCGCCACTGGGATCCACCATTTGTTTTACAAAGGATGGGTTTACGTTGTTCGTCAGAACATCTGGGTTCCCAGAAAAACGAGAAAACGCGTTGAGCTGTTCTATAACTTCGGCATCCGTCTCCGCCTGCTTAAATACTCCCCCCATTCCCAAGGCTTGCATTACTTGGTTTACCCAGATTTTAACTCTAGTCTGAGTGTTCAAGTCCAGTGTAGTGTATTGACGAGCTAGTTCACCTACGGTTTGGGCTAAAAATTCTTCGTTCTGTATGTTCTCGTCGTATTTGGATATAAAGCTCTTTAGTTGTGTGTTTAGAGATGACCCATCTACGGAGGCTCTGATGACGCTATCGAACATTCCCCTAGTCATGTCCTGCAATTCTATGTCAGTCTTTACGGACTGTCCTAGAACTGCATGAAAAAATTCGTGAGCAACTGTTGTTCCGTCCGCTTGCTCCGCGGAAATTGCTATGGTGTTCGCAATGGGATCATAGAAAGAGTTGCCTCCCTCAATTATTTCTATTTTTGTTTTTAATCCCCTTTGCTCTATGGCATTCCTTGCCTGCTCAATTTGATTATTTATGAGACCCGCATCGACATTTGTTGCATTTAAAAGTTGTTCGCTTTGTGAAAAACCCGTCTCTGGCTGTATTTGTTGCCTCTTATTTAAATCCCTTTCAACACTGTTGGGCATTGATGTAGCAAACTGATTTGCATTAGCCAGTGCCAACGAAAGTGCTTCGTAATCCTTTGGACTTGTTTTTTTTAATTTCTGTATGGATTGCTGAAAGTCCAATATCCTTCCCTTTAAATCCTTGGTCTTTATGCCAACATCCATTTCATATTTTCGGAACTCTCTTACTACCTCCTTACCAGCGCGACCCAGTCTACGACTAATGGGTGTAAGTGTTTTTGATACAAAGTTTCTAAATCCCGCTGGATCGGTAATTCGACCCTGCTGTCTAGTGTCAGCTTCGGGTATAGCGTTGGACTCCATTGCAACCTCAGTCAACTTACTACCGATTTCTGGATCGATTACGTCCTTTGCATTTATATCTCCATTGGCTACGCCAGCCCTCAACCTATCGGCTTGGGTAATTTTTTTCTGAACGGTGTCCATAGTAGCGTTCACACCACCACCAACCAAGAATCCAATTAATGCGGATTCAGCCATACCCTGAGTTATGGGTCTGTCCTCATCATACTTTCTCACATATCCAGCGATTGAATTAATTAAACCCGACTGCGTTGCTTCCGTCAGTGCTTCTCCTGCGCCCGCGGTAGCATACTGAGTGATGCGCTCCATAACTTTTCCAGCGGGAATGGGTCCACTTGCGAAGGGTCTAAGTATTAATCCAGCTCCAAGTCTTTCCGCTAAAGCAATGGGTATTGCTCCAACGGCTCCAGCCTTATTGGATTCCGACATCTGGTCATCACTTGCATCTTCAGAAGTGACTCCCTGAGTTGCCAGATAATCATCCCTAACTTGTTGACCAGCAGAGGATAAGAAAAATGCACCTACACCAGATTTCGCCAATAAGGATGGTTTCTTGGCAAGAATAGCCGCCCCTAAATATGGCAGGGTGCTACCCAATCCCGATGATAACTTATATGCGAAGTCCGACTGCAACTCATCTGGAGTATCGCCCATGATTGCATCGTTTACATCTTCCCTAAACGCACCTATCTTGCGCGCTAAATCATAGTCCCCAGTGAACTCTCCTATAGCTGAAGCAAATCCCTCGCCCGCACCCAAAGTAATATCCACAGCGGTAGCTGGAACGGTTCTTAAGTAATCTCCAATAGTTATATCATCGTCAGATGGATTAGATGCTTGTTTAATTACTGCATCGTATTCCTCTGGAGTCAGAACCCTAGCTTTGGGTACTTTAGTTTCTTCTACAACTTTATTGTAGCTTTCTTCAGAAATAATCTGAGCCATAGTTATTTGATTTCTTCACCGCTGTATCCAACATGAGTTATGTCTCCACCAGCAGTTATATTATATACTCTTCCATCATCCGCCTGAACTCCCACATATCCCAGAGAGGACTGTTTTGCGTCCTCTATTGATTGCTCCATGATGTTCATTACATCCGATGGGGGCGACAAGAAATATTCACTGCCCTCGACTTGCTTTAATTTTTGATAAAGCTCACTATTTGGATTCAAGGGGTGTTCTTTATCAGACCCCCAAAACCCTCCGTCTTCCACGGTGTTAAATGTAAATGTTTCTGGATCAAAAACCAAGTCAAACTGATCTTCTGCATTTGAAATAAATGATTTGATTTCACTGGGCTTTGGTCTTTCTGGAGCATCTGGAAGTAGGTCTTGCCTTTTCTTTTCTAATTCTGCCGCCTTGGTGGTTATGTCCAGCTCGTCCTTAATGCGGTCGATTTCTTTTTGATACTCATCACCCTCTCGCTCTTCTAACTTTTCTTTGACGTAGTCCCTAACTCCAGATTCAGATAGACCTTCATCCCTTGCTTCTTCCTTTAATCTATTTTCTAGGTCTCTTTTTGCCCTATTTTCTTCTGTAGCTGGAACCATTACACCATCCACACGAATCATAGCTCCTCCGCTTTCTTCACGATCCCTTCTATCATCCTCCATGCGACTCCGATTATTTTCAAAACTTCGGTCGCTTTGAGCTTGGGATTCCCTACGCTCTTGTGTAGCCAAATCAAGATTGCTTGGACGCTCTTCTCTACCTATAGTGCTGGGGTCAAAGTTGCCGTCAGCTACTCTTTGATTATATTTTTCAAGTATTTCTGGCTCAAATACATTGCTGTATCCCTGCTCGGGATCAAACTTCCTGCCCACGGATGCCGCCAAATCTATGGCTTTTTGTTCCATTTCTGGAGTCATCTCTTTTCCGCTGTCCTTAAACCTTTGGAAGTCAGCCAGCATCTTGTCCGCTACGGAACTCATGCCAGTTCCCTCAACTTTGGGTTCTTGAGGACTAAATCCATAGGAGTCATTGGGGTTGCCTTTATTGACGATTACGCCTTCGCTTCCGCCTACGCCCAGTCCAGTTACGGAGGGCTGATTTAACCCCTGCATTGTTCTGTTAAAATTTTGTAGTTCCTCTTGTGTTGGATTAAACCTAGTGCCGTCCTCCCTCTGCATAACTACCGTTCCATCGGGCAATGTAAATGTTCCACGAATGGGGTTCTTGGGTTCCATTTCTGGAGAAAACATTTCTCTCTTGTCCTCCAGTGCCAAGCTATTTTTAGCACCTTGGCTAAGTGGTTCGTAACCCACTATGGTGTATTTGTCGTGTCTTCTGCCTCCAGTTCTTCCATATATGGGCTTGTTGACATTCAAGCCATCTCGCATTGCTTCGCGTTCTTTTGCGGAAAAAGCTGGAAGAGAACCATAACCATCTCCGTATTTTGCGTCTGCTATAGCTCCCCCTATACCTTCTCCGATTAGGGTATTCAAATCCTTTCCGTCTTCTCTTACTGCACCTGTAACTTCATTGGCTATTGAGTACGCAAATAGAGGGCTAAACAAACTACCCGCTACTGGAGCTTTTACTGGAGAAGTATTTGCAAATCTCCCTACCTTAGAAATAGTATTAGTAGCCTTATTTGTGTTTTGAACAAGGGGGCTATTGACAATTTTAGATATGTCTCTAGGGGTATTTAAAAACTTGCTTGTGCCCGCGGCTACCTCCGTAGCTATAAGTGGGTTAAGCAATTTATCATCAACCCCAGAGTTGCGGTTTTCCCTTGCCGCTTCAGCTAGTTTTTCTTGATCTTTGGGTAATTGTTTGTCTGTATACGGTATGGATGCCATTGTTTTATTGTATCATTGATTGTTTATTACCAACTGGGGTAATTATAAAATGTAGGTTCTTTAAAAGTAATCTCAAAACTTCCTGCACAGTCCATTTGACCTTCTCCCGTAAATGTCACTCCTGCGCCCTCATCCCTATCGTCGTAATCAAAAGTTGGCGTACCCGTATCCGAGTCACTGTATGAAAATTTAACACCACCCCCGCTATTGGATATAGTTACCCTTGTATCCCCCGAACTAGCCGCAATCATATCAACATCTGCAAATTTAACGGTTTTATATTTTAAAGTACCCTCCCACTGACCAAATTCCTCTGTATAAACTATACTTCTAATACCAAAAAACCCTCCCATGAAAACACCAATACTGGTGTCATCGTGATAGCTAGGTACGCGGCTTGGAACACCCACTCCCGCGCCGCATGAAACTACGCACTCCGCACTACAAAATTGTGCAAAGCCATATCCCACAAACTCATTATTATCATAAAAACTATAGAGGTTCGGCGGACACATCAGAAATGCGGTTGAGGCATCCCCATCTCCGTATCCATGTCCATGATAATACATGGATCCCATGCTACATGAAGTCCCCGCGCTGATAGATTCCCCCCCATTGTCTGGTTGCACATCAGCCCCACTCAACTCTATCCCTTCCATCCTAAAATCTTTTATGACTTTTTTAGAAGTGCATACTCTTTTACTGGGTTCCACAGGAGTGTGGTTACGACCCGAAGAGCCACTGGTGCTGGTCAGAACCATATTACTTGTGTCCGATAGACTACTAGGGTCCACTGAGGTGCTCCACTCCTCTACAGTTTCTAATTCATATTGTCTAGGGTTAGTAAGTGGTGTTTTTACCTTTTTTATAACTCTTTTATAGCTTCCAGAAAAAGTAGCTGAAGCACTCACTGAACTATTACCAGTAACATTCATATTTTTCATGAACCAATAAGCCCTCATTGCTTCATCAAGAGTCATAGCCTTGTAATCTAAAATTCCATTGTAATCATCAGCATTAGGATCATCTGCCCTTCCCAGCGTTACATCCATGCGGGGGGGGCAAATGATTCCTATACCCGTGGAACCAAATGCACCCAGAGAAACAAACTGATCAGAGTTGGACACTAGTAATATTGATTATAATATTCAGATTATCAATACTAGGGAGTTGCGTCATAAAGTAAATCTATGCTTACAGAAGCGGTCGCAGATGCTGAATTTGTAATTTCTATGGATGCTATATCCGCAACATCATGAAAATCAACTGAAGTTAAGGCAGTTCCAAAGAAAATTCTAGAAATGCCAGCAGTTAGGGTTTTGGAAGTTCCGAGGGTAGTCCCGTCGGCTTTCTTGACCTTAAAGCTTCCTTCTTTGTCTGACTTGATTGCCATGAATTGTAATTCACCAGAAGAGTTGTTGGCAAATATTTCTATGTCAGTTGTACCATTAGCATTTGCAGTTTCGCTTGCTGACGAAAGTGCGCTACCAGTAAAAGACTCCGTTAGGCTATAATTTCCAGCAGTGCCAGAAAACGACTTAGTTGATGTGATTGTTAGTGACATGATTATTTAGTTTTTGTTAATAATTTTTGTTTGTTTGTTTGTTTGATTTTAAAAAATCAAAAGTGTTTTAATGGAAAAATGCAAGGAGTACCATTAACGCAGAACACAGGAGTAGTATAATACCCTCCCCTAGCTAATGGCAACCATCCACCCGAAGAAGTATCTTTTTTTGCCAATGGTAGTTTAAAGCTCTTTTGTACTCTATCTTCGCCAGACCCGTCAGTCTCTACAAGATCCTTCATACTAGAATCGGGTTCATACTCATCAATAAATTGGATATCCGTAATGCTAAAATTACTGACTGTGCATTGTAATGTTAATCCATTTGAGTTACCTTGATTTTGTTTAATTTTATCCCAAATTTCAAATGTTTCCACCCCTGATATGCAGGTTTCTCCAGTGACATCAAGCGGAACGGGGAAAGAATCATCCGAGGTTTTGGAAGTTTTTGAACCATCCTCAGCTCTATCTTCTTCGCTATTGTTTGAAACATCTTCAGAATTATTTTCTTCATTTTCTTTTTCTTTATTTCCGATGGCTTCCTTTAGTTCTTCTTTTGTAAAAATTTCTCCTTGTGACCCGTCAATATACTGCTGATAAGTCCCATCAGCCATTCTTTCAAAACGGATATCACCACCATTTGGTGCTTTCCCTTTTCCTTCCTCGTTAATTTTATCTAAAAAACTTTGACTTGTTGCTCCATAACTACCACCATCGACACTACCGACCCCACCGCTTCTTTGGTCTATCGCGCCCCTTAATTCACTTTCTGTAAAAACTTCTCCCTTTGATCCGTCAATGTATTGTTGATAGTTTCCATTATCCATTCTTTCAAAACGGATATTACCACCCTCTGGACCCTTTCCTTTTCCCATTTCATTGGCTAACTGTCTAACTTCTTCTGGACTACCAGTTAAAGGGATATCATCTCCTGCCGCACCCGCAGAACCCGAAGAACCCGAAGAACTACCGCCAAGGGATCGCAATTCACTCATTATGGATTGAGCTAGAGCATAAATTTCGGACTTAATGCTTTCGCCTATCGTTGAAATGGATGATGAATCATCAGAAGACCCAGAGGATTCCGATGTATTATTATCTACATTAATTTCATTACCACTAGCAGGATGTCGACCCTCAGCTCCTTTAACCTCCTCAAAGGGAATATCGGCTGGCTTTGCTACACCATCAGGCTCTTGGTTTACTCTAAGTGAATTTCCTCCCGCAGAAGGAATATTACTTATTGCGTTAGATATGGATCTGACAAAGCTCGGATCACTTGAAATTAATTCTTCTATTTCTTCCTTAATGTTTTTTTCATTAAAGGAATTGGATTGAACAACTTGGTCAACAAGTTTAGGGAGCAACTCCCTAGTTTCTTCAATTCTGTAAGTGGGTTTGGACTGTGTTTTTGAATCCATTTTAAACTGGTTCGGCTGGAAGTAGGGCTTCCTCTATTTCTCTAATCCAAACTCCATTCCTCCAGTGAGAAGACCTTCTTGATATTTCAGTATATTGACCCCAAGGAAGCGCGGCTGGAGAAGTTGCTGGAATATTAATTACTGCACCTCCGATTGGGTGCACTGAGGTTAAACTTCGTAAGCAAGATTTTAAATTTATTGTAAAAATTCTTTTTCCAGTATTTTTACTTGTTCCATTGCTCGTGCTTTGTCCTGCATTATTGGATCTAGAGTTAGAGGTAGATGTCCCAGAACTATTAGATGTGCTGTTATTTGTACCTGAATTAGAACTATTTCCATTAGAACTGGATGTCCCATTATTTATAGATTGAGAGGTTCCCGAGTTTGAACTTTGCGATTCACCCGTGCTATTAGATGTGCTCGTAGATGTTGAATTATTAGTGGAATTATTAGTGCTATTCGATTGACTTGTACCTTGGGACGTTGATGAGTTGTTGGATTGTACTGAGCTTTGGGACGTTGATGAGTTGTTGGATTCGGTAATGCTATTGACGTTCGATGAGCCGTCTGAAGTGTTCTGACTGGTACTATTTCCACTAGTATTACTGGTACTAAAACCAGTAGTATTCGATGTTGAATTTACATCGTTGTTAGTAGATCCATCTGTAGTTGAATTTGTAGTTGAGTTAACAGTGCCCGAAGAACTACCATTGACGCTGTTGTTAGAGTCAACATTGCTATTAGTATTGTTATTTGCAAATGAATTAATACTGCTTGCAAAGTTTGAATTAGTATTACTTCGGTTGAAAGAGTTTCCAGAGCTGTTAGAATTATTAAAGTTATTACTAACACTATTCGTATTATTATTGCTATTGCTGTTCGCGGTTACTTGTGAATTCGATCTTGTATTGCCTTGCCTAAAGTTCTTGGTAGTTGTTACTGTTTGGCTATTTCCAAATGAGTTAACATCTGTATTTGTCTTAGACGCAATGCTCTTGAATGAATTTAGTAAAGCAGTACTAGTTTTGTCTTTAGTGTTTCTCTCCGTTGCCGAAACATAAACTGGTTTGTCAATTGCACTCTGCGTAGTCGTATTTACTTCTGTATCATTATCACCATGACTATTTACAGTACTGTTGACATCACTAGTGCTATTATTGTGTGATGTTACTAGTGTTACACTGCTATCAGAAGTGGCATCACTATCGCTAGTTGAATCTCCAAATGAAGTTGTTTCACTAAAGCTATCTCCAGATGAGTTAACAAAACCATCACTCGTGCTCGTGCCCCTAGTAGTAATGTCACTATTTGAATTACTGTCAGCACTGGAATTATTGTTGCTAGTTCCATCTGTAGTTGAATTACCGTCAGTGGTAGTCTTGGAACGACTATGTGAATTTACAGTACTGTCTGACCGACTAAATCCGTCAGTTATAGTGGTAGACCTGCTATTTGATATACCATCACTGGCAGTCCTACTCGTGCTTCTACTTTTACTATTTCCAGTAGTATTACTGGTACTATTCCCAGTAGTATTACTAGTTCCGTAGGAGGTTGAAGAACTTTGGGTGTTAGAATTGGAGGTTCCGTTATTTGTAGATGTTCCAGAACTAGTGTTAGTCGAATTGTTTGTAGAGGTTCCGTTATTTGTAGATGTAGTTATAGAGGTTCCAGTAGAATTGGATGTTCCAGATGAAGATCCACTTGCTTGCCCAGAAGCAGAAGTATTGCTTTGATTTTCGGAACTGCTTACTGAATTCGTGGTGCTATTGTTGGAAGACGAGCTATTGCTAGTGTTTTCACTCCTAGAACTGCTGTTTGAATTACTGGTGCTGGTGGAAGAACTATTGCTATTGGAAGTATTGTTGCTAGTAGAATTACTTATATTTTCGTTAATTCTTTCGCTAGTAGTAGTTATTTCTACTGCCCCAGCAAATGGAGTATCTATAAATACTCTTTCATTAACTCCCGCTTCGTCACTGGGTGCGCCCCAATGAAAAGTTCTTGTTGTTTTTATTTTAAGGGGCGATGTGGGTGCATTTATATAATTTGCAACCGCAACTGGGGATTCGGTTCCGACAACTACAACGGATTTTAACTGAGATGGGAAGTTAACATTTCTTCTATCATACCATACTTGTTGCGCTATTGCATCCGCACTTGCCTTTGTTGCAGTAAACTTTACAGAACTAAAAGAATTGATGGGTTCAACCTGAACACTTTCTGTTGCCCCAACGGATCCCGTTGCTTCGCTGGGCGAAACTACTTGTCTTTGAATGGGTAAACCAACTCCGTATCTGGAGTCTATTTCAAATATTTGTGTAGCTGGAAAGGAAGCGGACTCCAGCCTTATAAATGTTTGTATGGATTTTTTAATTAATCCATCGTTATCAAGTTCTTCTTTTTGTAATAAAAAGCTTTGACCGCTTACGGTAATATTTGTAGTTCCAATTGTCCCCCTTGTGATTGAGCTAGAACTGAGTTCTGTTTTTACGACATTGGTAAGCTCACCATCCTCTGTTACAAATACCTCAAAATCATCTACCTCAAAGGTGTAAGAAATAGACTGCAATCCGTTAAAGTTTTGAGTAACTTGGTTAACTAATTTGTGATTTGCTGTTACTTGGCTTAACTCGCTTGCTACTAAACTCTCAGATAAACCCAGAGCCGTAACTACGACTTGCTGAACACCACCAACTTTTGGGGTTTCTAAATTTAAAATACCTTTTTCGGCAAAAACTTGAGTTAATTCAGAAAAGGCTCCGTTGTCCTCTATTTTTGAAGAAGCCAAAACTAGGCTTCCAGAAGCAGTGGTTCCCACTACACCAGATGAAGTGGTTCCCGTTTTTGCTCTAAAAACCTTGGTAACTGTTTTTAATCCGTTTTGCTCAGTGAGTTCAACATCGGCATCAATTTGAACAAAGGATCCAGTCAGTGTTTCGTAAGTTTTTACAAGAACAGGATTATCCGCATTGGCTTGTTGGTTAAATCTATTGTCAACCTCTACGGATATCAATCGACAATCTGTATAACCCTGACCAACTATTTGTTCTCCAGTTGTGTCCAAGTCACCAAAGTCCCCCATCAGGGAACCCAAGTTGGTGTTATCTACATCTTCTCTGGTAAATTTTTGAAACCTACGAATGACCCTAATTCTATTGTTATAGAGTTTTGTTATTTCTGGTATTTCACCCTTTTGATGTATATTGCCGTTTCCTAAACTCATTTATTCTTTCTCTTGATGCTTTGAACTCTGCGAGGCTTTCCAGATGGTTGACCTAGTTTCTTTTTTTGAGATATTCTTTTCTTTTTTTGAGAAGATGTAATCTCCGATGCAGTAGCAGGTGTTTTTTTGCTGACACGCTTTGATGGTCTGCAATAGGGCGTTCCTCGCTTTTCTCCCTTGCGTCGTCCGCAGGGCTTCCCCGATCGGACATCCACCCACTTTTCTTTGAACCATCTTTTTAGGTTACTGCCTGCTTTTGTCTTACGAACCGCCATTACTTACTGCGTTTGATGTTAGCTTTTTTGTTTCCCCAATTTGAAGCCCCCACCTTTCTGCATTTAGCAATAGCTCCGCTGGCATAAGCACTGGGAAATACTTTGTATCTTGATTTAACTTTTTTGTAACAAGCGTCCTTGGACATTATTTACACTTTCCTTTTTTGCCCATTTTTCCCTTTTTGGGTGGACGACCTTTTGTAGTTCCGTATGTTCCTTTCCCTCTTGGCATAATATTATATTCCTATTTAACGTGTTTGATAAAAGATTTTACTTCAGCAATAATACCGAAAACGATTGATTTGATAAAAGATAGAGATTTATCTTTGGTTTTACAGATTAAACATTTCATAATTATTTTTTTCTTTTGTTGTGAAAATCAAAAAGAACTTTTACTTTTTCTGACAGGGATTCTAAATTGTAGTGCATCCTAGCTAGCACAATAATAAGTGTAATAATTCCAATTAGGACTGGGGTTATAGAGGAAATAATTTGCAAAAATTCATTCATTTAATTTGAGATGAACCAAAGTAGAACCCCACGATAGCTAAGGCAGTTTGCCTAATTTCTGGTAAAATTACGAATCCTTGCACAGTGTCCCATTTAACGGTCTTAAAGAACCCCAGAAAGCCGTTTGTTTCCCTAGCTACGCTTACCCCTACGTCAGTCCACGCAAAGACGAATGGGGCTATTACAATGGCAAAGACGGTGGATACAACTAGGAACCTACGAACAATTACACCAGCACTGCGTTTAGAGGCGGCATCCGCTGAAGTATCCGCCGTTTGCTGGGATGCTATCATGCGCTCAAACTGCCGAGCCTGATTGTCCATCTGTGCGCCAATGAGTTTCATTACAAAGCCACTGATTCCCCCTCCGAGCATTGCTATTAGTTCTGGTGTCATTATTTCTTTCTGAGTTCTTTGATTACCTTAATTGCGGATGCGGACATATAAATAAAGGTCGCTAGACCCACGAGAAATCCAAGTAATTCGTTCACGGAAGAAAGTTCGATGGTGGCTATAAAGCCCCCTGTTCCGATTGTTGATCTATATATAATATCATTCATTAAAATGCAGTTCCTATTGTGTCGCCAGTAGCTACGTTGGTGCTAAAAGAATCACTTTCATCTAATATCATATATTCTACTTGTAGATACCACGATCCAAGTGGAGCATCAGCCTCGGAACTTGGGTAGTTTACACCTCTTAACATCAAAGCCCTGTTTGGGAATATCTTGTTATCAATGTTTCTGGATTGCTTATGAACTAGCCAATCGGATGCAGTTTCCGCAGTTGAAACAGGTATATACATCCACGGAGAAAAAGTTCCTGAGGAGTTATTAATATTTTGAAAAGTTCCAACTTGCACTGAAGGAGCGGATCCCGTAGTTCCCCATTCTCCTGCCCTAGTATTAAACTTATTTAAAACAGTCATTCCAAGTGGGACAATAAACTTACCTGAACCAGCCGCAGGAACGAGTTCCACTGGAGTTCCTAATCCAGTAAATCCTGTGCCTGTTAGCCTATATGTCCTAATAAGACTTCTCTCGAGGATCTTTCCTTCTTTCCCAAAACTTGCAGTAGATTTTGGTTGATTGTCAGTTCCCGTTAGATCAGAAAAACCACCGATTCCGTAATCTGCCGCTTGAAGGTAGCGAGCTGAAGCATTTTCAGGAACAAAAAATCCTTTATTGTCAATGTTGATCTCATTTCCTTTAATAGTTCCGTTTACATCTAATGCGGCAGTTGGCGCACTAGTAGTTCTAATGCCAACGCTAGATGCAGAATCAGCAAGAGTTAAGTCTCCTTTTATGTCTACACCGCTAGTATTAACTTGCAACCTTCTTTTTGGAACTGTACCTGTAGCAATTTCAAAAAATTGGTCTTTTTCAACTTGTAAATAAGCCGAGTCGGATGTTTGATCCGCATACAGGGAATCTGATCCAACAAAACCAAGATTCATCTCTTCAACATCACCAGTTGCAGATGCTCTTTCATCTCTCTTAAGTTTAATAATTGGATCAGAGGTACTGGCAGTGTTATCGGTATCCATCGCTACAACCAAGGCAGTCGCATTGTCTGAGGTAAATAATGCAGAACCCACGACTCTTAATGCTTCATCAGTCATACCTCCAGCCGATACATGACCACCAACAACGTGCAATGCTACCTTTGGATCAGTATGATTTATGCCAACCTTTCCAATGGGTATTCCATCTTCTTTTTTTATAACCAACAAATTGTTTGGCTGTTCGTCTTCATCCCTAAATCTATGCTCCTTGGAGTCGTACTCAATGGCTTCTCCCGCAATAGCTTGAACTTCGCTTGTAGTTAATGTGGGTGCTGTTACATTTCCAATAAACGTAGGATTGCTTGTGTCTGCTTTTGAATTAAGAGCAGAAGCCAAATCCGACTGCGTAGTTAAAGTTCCAGTAATCTGACCCCACTGAGCCTTTGTGTCTTCTAGACCCAAAAATGTAGCCGCTTCCTCCTTGGTAGATTTGCGGAGAAATGTATCAATGTCCGAGGATACTTTAATGTTTGACATAGATAATTACTTATGGAGTTACGTTTTGGGATACCACAACAGTAGTATCACTTACGGACATACCTAGTGCTAGCGACATTTGCATTGGACTAAGCGTTGTATGCTTCGATTGAGCCTTGAGTTACGTTGAGTTCCGTAAAGTTACCGTAGCTAGTATATCCAGCGGGCAGGGTTACGTTTTCCAATGCACTAGCGTTGCTTTTGTTTGAGCAAGTAATTCCACCGACGGCTAATTTAGCCCCAGCGGGACCAGCTACAATAATGGCAAAATTCTTGCCAGTGACTGAGCCAGTAACTACTTCACTTCCACGCTTGCCTAAACTTTGTTCTGTAAATGCAGGAGTTGACATAATTATATGATTGTTTGGTTGTAGTTGGTTCGCATATTTTTAACTATATACGAGTTTGCGATATTTTGATCAGAAATTTTTGCTAGCTCATCCTCTAGTATTGAATTCACTAAACTCAGTGAAAGCGTAAAGTTTGCGTCACTTGCATTTTGATCCACACTGCGTTGCCAAGTGTAAGCCGCTAGGTGCGCCATGTATGGAAGTAGTTCTGAGGGGACGGCTTCTGTGTCATCTCCGCTTCCAAAATTTGGATCAAATAATTTTTTATAAGTAACAAATACAGTTGTGTCACTTCCCGAACTATTGGGTTGTAAATAAAAAGAATTAGAGGTGGGAACTGCATATAGATCACCACTTACATTGCTAGCACTGCCAGTTATGGTTGCCCCCTCGCCATTAACCACAAATCCGTATTCTCCTCCTCGGGTTTTATTTGGATCGCTTTTATATATGCGTAAATATGTGTCAATGGAGTCCTTTGAGGACTGAGTTCTACTTATGGTATTTCCATTGGTTACGATTCGCTCATCGCCAATAACTAAAAATCTTTCCCAGTAGTTACTTGCTTTGTAGGCTTTTTTAGCCGCGTAATTCCAAAGGGATTTAAGCCTTTCGTAAGAGGAACTCGTGGACGCATATTCCCGACCGATTAACGCAAATGTTAGATTTTTTAAATCCCCGAATGTGTCGTCCTGTAATGCCATTATAGTTTATTTGCCGCCATGCCGTTAGGCAAAAGGACTTTGTTGTTTAAATACTTCATGAACTCATCGTCATTAGAAAAGCCCACTCCATACTTTTGATTCATAGCGTAGTATTCGTTCATCGGCACGCTACCAATGTGTTTGCCAAAAATAGGGTGATCTTTACCCTTATAAAATTGTGTGGATTTCCGAGCTAAACGAACCCTTTGCTCTTGAGCTTGGGGGTTGAATATTTCCTTGGATTTCCTGTTAAGAATCTTAAATTGATTCTCTATAAGTTCTTCTTCTGAAGGTAGTTCTGACATAACAAAAAGGGCTGGGGGTATTAAACCCCCAAACCCAGAATTGTCAAGTATTAGTCCTTGAAGTCCGTGATCTTACCGAGACCATTAGGACCCTTACAAATAAGGGTTCCCATTGTATCGATGTAACCACGAGGACCGCCACCTTGGTCTTCCAACATTGTGGAACCCATGCTCATTGCTTCAGCGTATCCAAGTAGGCTTGGATCAAGAAGATATGCACGCTTCTGGTCAGGAAGGCATTTTGGATTGGCGGAGATAATCTTCACGATGCCGTAAGGACCTTGAAAGATTTCAACATTGTAGTTGACCTCTGTGCCATCGCCTTGATTATAGACGGTAGCATTGTTTGCGGGCTGAACGCGAGTAAAACCATCAATGATTTTGTTGCGAACTTCTGTGCCAGCAACAAGAACGTGATCGCCTTGTTCGCCAGTTTCTTCAAAAATGCTTGTAAGCATTGAGTTGAAACGTGCTTCAGTTAGTTCTAGATCGTCATCACCAGTTGTTTCACCCAAGATGTTCTTTACAGGAGTCTTGAATGGAGTAGGAACGGCTTGAACCGAATCCGCGGCTGGGCTATTGTTGATCCAAGCACCTAGTCCACGGAACTGACCACCTACGGGGTCATTGCCACTAGCACCGCCACCAGTTGGTGCGCCAGTAACAGCAGGATTGTCCGAGCAGATTGACTTCTCAATGTCGCGAAGGACTTGGGAAGCGGCTTTTTCTTCGGCTTCTTGTAGACGAACTGGAGTAACGGAATCCATTAGCTCCTGCTTCTTGGATACATTGAATGTATCGCGGAAGTGCTGGAGACGATTGCCCAAACGAGCTAGGTTGCCGAACTGACCAACGAATGAATCGCCACCAGTTTCACCAACGTCAGCACCTTCAACAACAGCGTTAGTGGCTGTTGCGTCACGAAGACCGTCGACTGTCCATTCAACCAAGTCCGCAGTTGCGCCTTGCTTTGGAAGCATACCGTAAACGGGAGCTTGACGTGGAGCGAGAACAGTAGTTAGGTCTAACAACTGCTCGCGATTACCTGAAGCGGAACCCTGAGGGGGTCCTGAATATGTATTATCAAATGCCATGATATTAATTTATTTTAAGTTTGTTTATTTGTAACGAGAGTTTATTTGAAATTGCCGTAATTGGCGAGCCGCAATAAGATTTCCTTTTTGAGCCGCTTCTTTCAATTGTTTGATTTTTGTTGTCTCCTGAGTTTGCCTTGAATTGCTGGCACTACTGCCGCTAACGGCATTTTTAGGAGACTTGCGAGGAATGATTATTTTCTTCTTACGAGTAACTTTTGGCTTAACCATATTAGCCGCGGCATGAGCAAGTTGATATTTCAACTTAGCAATCAAAGCTGGGGCTAATCTAGAGACAATAGCTATGTCCTCCGAATTAATCATCTTCGTGTATTCTGAATAAGTTTCAGATGCGTCATCCCCCAACCAAGAAAACTCTTCTTTTGCTTTTGAGTTTAGTTCCTCCGCTTCTTTATTAGCGGAAGCCAATCTCCTTAAATACTTTCGTTGCTTTGGCAACTCATCGTACTTATCTTGCAAACTTGATATATATTGAACGATATCCGAGCGGCTGTATTCAGTGCCCCTGTGTTCAAATGTATCATTTTCTCCAGCTAACCAGTTTTGGTAAAAACGAATATTGTCCTTTGTTTCCGTCTCAATGCTATTTAATTCTTCTTCTGTATTTACAGAGGATAGCGCATTTGAGGGAGTAACAATTTTATTTAATCCACCCGTTAGGGCGGCATCCTTACTTTCTAGTTGGCTTTTGAGTTCCTTGATCTGAGAAGTCAATTCTCCAATCCTCTTACCACTACCACTCCCCATTTTCTTTGCTAGCTCACCCAGTTTTTCTGGTGGTAGCACTTCCATGGCTTGTATAGCGATTTCGGATCTAGAGTCATCATCTAACTCATCCCAATCAATCTGTGAAAGAACGCCTTCGCTTTCCTCAACTTCCTCAGTAGCTTCCTCAGTTTCCGTTTGTTCAGTTTCCTCCACTTCGGATGCCTCTTCCGTGGGTTCTTCTTCCTTAACTTCCTCTGGCTCTTCTACTGTTTCCAGTGTTGGAGTTAGCTTTTCCACTCGCGCTTTCCGAATTTCTTCCAGCGTTTGGGGTTTGGCTTGTTCGACTGTCGATACTTCTTCTTCTTGGAGGGCTGTATCGTTACCCTCTATTGCGATTTCATCCATAATACTGTTCTGCCGTTTTACGCCAAGCAGTGGGGCGAAAGAAATATTATATCAAAGAAAATTTATTAATAGCCGTAAACCGCTTTTCTGGCTCTTAACATTTCTTCTCTTGAGTATCCGCTGTATGCTGTACTCTTTTCCTTGGGAGTAGATCCCGATGATCCCGATGATCCAGCTTTTCCTCCTAGGTAACCAGCTCCAAGTGAGCCAGCGGGGATTGCGTAGGGCTTTGCTTTTTTGATAGCTTTTTTAGTTGCTCTTTTGGCTTTTTTACCAACAGTGTTTTGTTTTCCTATAGCTCTGGCTAGGGACGCGGCTCTTTTTCCTCCCTGTGTTCTGCCGCTTGCGCGACCAGCCGTAAATGCGGCTTCACCCGAAGGACCCTGTTTTGGGGGTGCTGGGTAGGACTTTCCTACTTTTCCAAAAACTTCTTTCTTGGGTTTGGAATTCTTTTTAAGATTTTTTTCTACAGTCTTTTTAGCTTCGGACTTAGTAGCTTTTTTAGCCGCCTTTTTAACTGGAGCTTTCTTGGCTACTTTTTTAGCCGCTTTTTTAACAGCCTTTTTAACTGGGGCTTTTTTGGCTACCTTCTTCTTAGCAACTTTAACAGGAGCTTCATTTTTTAACGCTTCAGCACCCTTGGATCTAGTTTTAGCGGTGCTCTTTTTTACTACTGGCGCACTTGAAGCTTTTCCGCCAGCCTTAACTGCGGCATCATTTGCTTTCTTTTGAGCAGTAGTTAATGGTTTCTTTGGAGCAGTGGTTCTTGTTTTTGAAGTTTTTGAAACTGCTTTTTTAACTGGAGCCTTTACTTTATTAGGAGTAATCTTTTTTGCCCCAGTAGCCTTCCTTGCGTTTACGGTACTTGTTTTCTTGGGGGGCGAAACCTTGGCTGTTGCTGGCTTCTTAATCTTAGTAACCTTTACGTTAGATGGAAGAACCTTTGAGTTGTCAAAGCCCTGCTTGGAAACCTGCTTTTTAGTTTGAGTCTTAAGAGCCTTTGCTCCTTTCAGCAGTCCTGTAACTATTTGTTTTCTTGCCATTATTTCTTCCTCCCTTTTCTTTTAGCAATTTGGCTTACAACACCCGCGGATTCCACACGATCTGGGTATCCTGCTTTGCCTTTGGTTTTGGGGATAGTGCCCAAAGTTCGTTTTTGATTTGCTCCACCCTTGATGAGGCGGATTCCTGTTTGAAGTGCTGATTTAAATAATGACATTAGTATTTTCCTTTTTTAGATTTTGGTGATGATTTTTTGCTTCCGCCCTTACCAGCCCAGAGTTTAGTGCAGGCTAGGTGTTTTGCTGTTCCCCACTTGGCTGTTGAGCACTTGTGGCGAGCGTTAAATGATTTTCTTGCGGCTGTCGAATAGTTGTGCCCGTAGCCCTTTGCTCCAGCGTGAACTAATTTTTTCTTTCCACCCTTGCAATAGAGTTTCATGATTTTTTTTCCAGCTCGACTGCTGGATCGGGTTTCCCCGCAACTCATGCTGGATTTAGGACTGGGCATCTTCTTGTGGACTAAGAGTTTTTAGCAAATAATCGTCCTCTATCATACCACCAAGTATTTTAGCATCCGCTCTTTCTGAGGAATCTAAACTTTGCTCCAGTAGTTCAAACTTAGTCTCTCTGCATTGTTTTAAAAATTCTAATATATATTGATATTGTTCATACTTAGAGAGAAAGCTTACCGCTTCCGACAAACTGTCCGTTTTCTTAATAGACATTAGGATTCTTCCATGTTTTGAGTATTTACGTTGCCCATTTGAGCGGGGTTTGCTCCAAGCTTTCCGATCTCTGCATTTTGTTGCTGAACGGCTTGTTGTTGATATTGTGCCGCATAATTTTGAACATTGGCAACAAAGCCAGCGTCCTCAGCCATACGTTTTTGGATATCCTCTTGTTGAGTGTATTCTTGGATAACTTGCATTGCTACTTCGCCACCATTGGGTCTAGCCCCCACTGGAATTCCAGCATATATTTTTGTTAGGTCGTCGGTCACATTCTTGATCATCTCTTCTTGTCCTTGACCTTCGGGCTGAATAATAACGTCCGCGATGCTTGGATCAATGGCGTTTGCCGCAAGTTGCTCTGCCGCCTGTAGATTAAACGTATTGCTCGGAGATGTTCTAGCTAATTCTAAAATAGCAGAAATCTTTGCTTTCATCATTTCTGGGTCTTGGTTCTGAACATCGAAGGATATGCAAACGTCTATTTCTTCGTCCTCGGGGGAGCGATAAATAACCATCTCATTTGGATATCCAGTAACTCTAAAGAATTTCTCGTCTGGTCCAAATACTAAGTAAGCCTTGTAAGCAAGTTTTAGTATTTCAGAGCAGTGTGTTAAAAATTTATTAATAAAGAATTGTTGTCTTTGCTGACTTAATGCACTGTTCTCGTTTAATCCAACTAAGTCCATGGCTTCCTGCTGAACATACTTCTCTAGCTGACTAGCCGCCCCAGAGTTATTGGGGACACTCATGAATTCAAACTTTTCGTTTTGCCTAACACCAATCCAAGCTCCAGCACCCATTTGGGCTGGGGGTCGTCCGACTGGGTGAAGTAGAGGCGGAGCAACGGAGAGTGCCATTTGATCACTCCATCCATCGCGCAAAGTTTTCATTTGCTTTTGTGGTCCTCTCAGAAGATCGCCAAATGTTGTTATATCGTATATTCGCTTGTTGGCATTGCTTAAACGAGTAAGAACAAAGGGATACCTGTCGTAACCCGACAGCAATTCATTGCTTAGGTATCCAGTTGTTGTCTTGGGATTCCAAACAGTTAAATATATACCCTCTGATCCGCTCTTTTCATCTATTAATCTCCGATAAGTATATATAACTTCAATCAAATCCTTCGAGTCCAGCATTCCACTTGTTCCGTAGGAAGATCCTCCTCGAGTTGCGGAAGTCCTTGTCGTATTAATGGAGGCTTGATTCATGCCAGAAAAATCAAAACCCCTGTATTTTTCTATTAACTCCTCGGCTAATTCTGAGTCCCAGTCCTTTGTTTCGACGCAGTTTTCAATTTCCTGTGGAGTAAGAAAAGCCCTCATGTGGACTCTGGGCGAGCGTTGAATATCTGTTACATACGAGGGAATAACAATATCAATATCTGAAAATTTTGTTTCTACAAAGGGTCTAGATACATCTTTTTTTGCCACTGGGATTTTTGCTACTCCAAAGTCCCTGAGTTCCTTAAGTGCTTTTTTAGCTTTAGGAACATCAACGTAGTCAAACATATCGGTCATCATTGCGATAGTTTCATCATCTCTGCTTTCGTCCGCCAAAAGCTCATATAGCTCGGGAGCAACTTCGGATATTAACTCTAGGTTAAACTCTTCGTCGTGCGTTCTGGATTTCATTTCCCAGTCAACATAAGTAATAGCCATTCCTTTTTCCAGCAGGTTATTTGCCGCTGTTTCACACTCGGAAACAAAGTCCCGAATGTATGTTTTTTGCATATACTTTAAAAACGAAGAAATTGTTCCAGCTTTTTTTACATCCGAGGACTCCACTGGGTAGGCTCGTATATTTGCCCTAGACAGAGCGTTCATCATTAAACCCACGTAGGTTGTAATGCACTGTTCAATTAACCTTACTTCTGTGTCGCAAGCACCTTCCCAAGGGAATGCGTTGTCTCCAGATTTTGTAAGTTGATTGTTTTTACCTAGCCATTCTGCGTTTCTGTTGTCGTAACTATCTTGACACTGAGAAACATAAGCGGACAAATCCGTAACATCGGATTCGTAGTCACTTTTCAGTTCGTTTATATCTGGCTTAGAGGTAACATAATATGCTTCTAGCTCTTTATCTTCCATGGAGTTGGGATTATATCACAGTTGTTTTTATTTGTTAACCTGACTTTAATATTATTTAAAAAAGTATTATACCACAGTCTATCTCTTCCTATTATATCCAGAAAATTATCCAAGGGGATTTCGTCCATTGAGTCCTTGTGGATTCTATGCAAAATCTCCCAATCAACAAATGCACTTGAGTGCCTGCTAATAAACTTTCTTAATTCTTTCTTGTCTGATGATTTCACGTTGATAAATTATTTCATGCCTATAAAAATCTTCTCCACCCTTATTTATTACTTGGGCTTTAAATATTAAGTTTTTCCTCATTAACCCCCTGTGTGTGTGGGGAACATTAACCCTAACTTTCCTAACGGGTTTTTCTAGTAATTTGCAATACCAGAACAGTGGATTTGGCATTGGATCCAAAACTTGAACTCTAACAAACTTTGGCTCAAGTATCTCGTCGTCCCTTTTTTCAAAATACTGGTTGATCTTCGATACTCCAAGATCTGATATTTCTCTGGTTTTTGTGCAGTAGTCTTCATCACTGCACATTTCTTTGCGTATCTTACCTATTTGCATGGGAGTAACCCCGTATTTTTCTGCTAATTCTTTTGCTTTCATTAATATCCTCCTGTTAATCGAACTTGATCAAAGTCAGCGTCCGTGTAGTGTATTGGTCCATCTCCAGCGTTTGCCATTCGCAAATACCTAATTAAATCAAAGAAATCCTTGAGTGCTTCGTCGGATTTTCCCTGAGCATTGTAGTTTATAAGACTGTCGATTAAATTTTCACAGGATTCGTGTATAAAGCACTGGGGTTGATTTGCATCATCCAGTTCGTAGTTTGGATTATAAGAAAACCAATCATCAAGTGCCTGAATCCCTACCACCTCTCTACGCCCGTCCGAGGGAACAAAATCATACCCGAACTCTGAAAAAGAAGCAAATAAGTCTAAGTTGTTTTCATTTTCCCTAGCAAAATACCTAGAGTCCCCTATGCGCTCAAAGACTTCAATTTCCAATTCTTCTTCAATTTCATCAAATAAAGCGCAGTATCCCTGTACGTCGTATCCTATTTTTTTGGCGGCTGGACCGTATTTCCACTTCTCTCCAAAAAGTGCCCACTCACCGTATTGAGATCTTTCTGGGAATTCCTTGCGGATAAAAACTTTGCCCTGTGCATTAACCGAAGCCCAAATAGCAGAGAAGTTCCTTGCTCCCGCGGGGTCAACCACTTGGTAGTGCGTAAAGTCATCCCCAGTAATATCTGGAAAAGTCCATCCCTCTGAATTCTCTTCTTCTCCTAGAACTTGAACTTCCGTGGAAAACAGGGGTAGGAGTGAAGTAATGCTTTTGACTGGGATCCCGTATGCGCGGACCATGATTTCCTCGTCTGGGCGGTCTATTAAGTCCTTTTTGATACGCTCGTATCCCCCAAAGGGGTTTTCATCTGAGTGCAGGTAAACAACAGCGGCATCTCTGTGGGGTGCATACTGGACTACGGGAACATCTTCCCCCCTTAGGAGTTCTGCGGGTTTTGTAGCCAGTGTTCTCGCATTTTTCTGGTATTCAGCCACGAAGGGTGTAAAGCCATCGATGGGCGTAAAACCCAATAGCATTTTGGAGTTTCGGGTAGCTAGTCGAAAGCGCAGTGTATTTACTAGTGCGGCATCCCCTAGATACTCGTCAAGCCAACTACCTATGTTTAGGTCTGGATTGCCCTTGAAGCCAAACTCAAAGCCCTCTAGGATGGTCTGGTTATTTGAAAACTGGGTGTAAGTCTTAAAATCAACTCGGGTTCTGGTGTCTGGAAAGATAAAGCTACTACCCGTGAATCCATTCTGCATAGAGAAGTTAATGTAACCCTCTATGCTCTTGGTCTTCTTCTTGAACTCCTTGGGCATCATTTCCCATATGGCGGCTTGTTGAACCTTAACTGAGGTGTCTGCATTTTGGCTAAAGCAAACTATATGCCCGTCTGGGTTATTGGTGACGGCTTCCATTACGAGCTTTGCGCACCCCGTTGTTTTGCCTGATCTGTTTCCACCCAGAGCCAGAACTTCGTTGTATTCCTTTAATCCTTCTCTAATCCTCCCCCAGCCCTCTAAGTCAAACCCCTGACGAAGGGGATCCTCCTGTGATGCTCGTATAAGCCCCTCACGCACCCTATGAAGCTCTTGAAGGGCATTGGGGTCACTTTCCCCTAATAGGACGATTTCCTCGTCTGTAGGGGCTTCTATGAGCGGATGTGGGGTAAAGGTGAGTTCCATTATTCTTTTTCTAGCTAAAAACCCTTATATTACTCATAATTCAATTTTATAAAATCATCTTTATACAGGGATTTAATTATTTCTTTTGTTTTATCCGTATGCAAGTGTTCATAATTTGAATCAATAAAGTTTCCTCTATTTTTATGGGGTAATTTAAAATCTTCAGAAAATCCCATTTCGGAATATATTTTAGAATTATCTTTTTCTAGCTTAAGGTATGTTACGTTATATTTTTTTGAATCAGCCCAAGTTGTTTGAAGAAAATAAAACCGAGATTGTCCCCTTAAGAAATTGTTTGGAAAAAGAAGATCATTCTTACCAATTAAATTTTCCACAAAATTCTCAAATTTTATATTATCCATTGATCCTTGTCTTTTTTTAGACATTGCCTTCTGGTGCATAAATGCCGAAGGGACTCTTGTCATGGGGTTTCTAGCTGTTTGATATATTTTCCAATTTTTTATATCTTTAATTGAATAAAAATCAATGGCTTCATCGATATTCATATGAACGACTGGTGGTCGGGGATATTCAGGGCGTTCGTAACCGTAAAGTGGTTCTTCAAAAAAACTCCTTAAAGAAGTACTCCCAGTTTTAGGTGGAAACAATATAAGTTTTTTGTCTTTTTTATTTATCATTTAATCTTCTTCCTCCCACAGAACTTCTACATTATCATCTCTAAAATCCAAGGATGCTTCCCTTAACAGCATTCTGGCTACGGAAACCGTCGTGTACTCGGACTGAACTTCGCCTTCTTCATCTAGCACTATTATACAGTAATTAGGATAATGTTCACCAAGTATTTCTTTTAGTTTAGCAAGGGTTTCTTGGTCCATCGGCTTCCTCCTGTGTTATTATTTCTGCCTCAATAGATTTTTCTTTTATTTTTTCTATGCGTTTTCTAGCGGCTAATAGTGTTTCGTTGAAGTCATCCACTGTATATGTATTATTTACATCTACCACTTGGGACGCTTCTCCTCTGGCTGTCATAGCCTGCCTTTGGGAGTTTGCCTTGGCAATGGATATCTCCTTGAGATCCTTGAACTCTGGCTCATAGCCACCCTCTAGCTTCAATCTAAGGGCATCAATCATGTCCTCCTCTAGGGATTCTAAATTGATGTAGCTCCTAGCCGCTAGCTGTCCTCCTAGTTCTCTAAAGGAATTTGTATAATCCGCGTAGTCCGCTAGCACCTGTACGACTGTGCTTCTGGAAATTGAGTGCCTGCGGATCATATTAGTCTGAGAGCAACCCAGTGCGTGTAGGTAGAGTATCTTCGCTACCTTTTCTGGATTGTGCCTAGACAGGCTCTTTATCTTGTCCGCCTCCTTGGTTCTCTGAATCTCTACAACAGCATTGGAAATGCTTTGCATTAACTGATCTTTCTCTTCAACAGCACTCATAATTTCCTTAATCCATTTGCAGTTTTGTAATTGGCTTTACAGTAAACCCATTTGCAATTTTGCAATAACCAATTGCAGTTTTGCAACACCTATACCATTATACATACATTATAATAATAATAACTAGGGCAACAGTAATCATGAAACCCGCAAACTTTAATTCGTAATCGTTCAGAATACAACTTTACTGCCCGTATATTTGTTAGTTGTCAAGACCCAATGAACAATGAATTTTTTTAAGGGGTGTCTTATATATATATAAAAAAAATAAAAGAAACAAGGCTCGACCCCCTCCCCCCTTATGTTAAAGGCTCGTAAGTCGTTGGCAGTCAGGCACTACTGTGGACATCCTCTACCCAATGCCCTGCCGTGCACACCACATGGGTGGTATATATATACTCCTCTGGGGAGATGGGTATGGGATGGGTATGGGTGTGGTGGGTGGGTGGGTAGGTATGCTATTACTGGTAGCAGATTGGGTAAAATTTCCTGCATTTATATCTGTGTTGATTACGTAAGTCGTTGAATATCAAAACTATGGACAACCCTATAGGGCACACGATTGTTCTTTACATATGGCGATATATTTACCAGACTGTAGGTCGTTCTTTAATTGAGTGTTGCAATTACACTCACCGATGCAGTCAGTGATTACACTGAGCGATGCTTCCCACACAGACATGGATGTGCAGGGATGATTCGCCAGTCAGCAGACAGTCGGTTCAGTTAGACATCACCATGCTGATGCAGTTAGTCATCCGTTCCACTCTGACCACTACCCAGTGCGAGTGCCGATGGATGCGAGTGTTGAATCCTAAGTGCCAGTCGAGCAGAGTATGCCATGACAACTGGAGCCAAGATGGTGGATGCACTGAGCCAGTGTTGGATACTGGCAAGACGTTGAAACGCATAAGCGTATGTCATGGATGGCTACCATGGCACTGATGATACAAGCCATTAACAACCATATAGAAAGACAATATTATGAGCAAAACACAAGTAATGATCGAAGCAGTAAACGCCAATATCAAGAAACTAACAAGCATGAGATACGCGGTGGAGCGCATCGAAGATTTGACTGCACAGAGAGCTGAAGTGGTCTACAGTCATCCAGCCAAGAAAGACGGCTGGGAGCATCATGTGGTATTCACACGGAGACAAGCGCACTACGGAGATGCATGGATCATGGAGATGGATCACGATTCCTATCAAGAGAGACAGGCTAAACAGACCGACGAAGAACGGGATGAATGGCTGGCAGATCAGCCTACCGACGAGGAACTCTGGAGCCAATGCTAACAGGTCGAAACAGGCAATGCCTGTATGGCGGTATCTCCGTCACTGATGAGACCATCA